AGAAACAGACTTCGATAATACTATCATGGTTCTTCAGCAGTTCGAGGAAAAGATTGACAGAACCTTACAGCTACCAGAGTTTGTTACAGGTTCAACTCCGCCAAGTTTAATAGTTCCTTATAACGATAGTAATTCAGATAACGCTAACAAGGTTATTGGATATAATTCTTCTGGTAATGCTTTGACATTATTAAGTAAGGGTGTCACGTCAGTAAGTGTTACTACGAATACCTTGTCACCAGGATCGAGTGCGACAGGAGCTGCTAGTATCACTGGAGATGCATTGAGTCTAACATTGGGAATACCAACAGGAGCAACAGGATCTGGTATAGCTACACTTGCGGATGATACATCTCCACAATTAGGGGCTAATTTAGATTTAGTTACATTTGATATTGTTACCACAAGTAATCGAGACCTTGAATTAGCACCAAATGGAACAGGTCATGTAACAGTAAAAGGTAATACAAATTCTGGTGCAATACAATTTAACTGCGAAAGTAATTCACATGGACAAATAGTTAAAGCACAGCCTCATAGTGCAGGAGTAACAAATGAATTGACTCTCCCTGCAGGTGGTAATCAAGAACTTGTAGGTGCCACTGCTACACAAACTCTTACCAACAAAACAATTAATGTTTCACAATTAACAGGCACATATACAGCCGCACAAGTTTCCAAAACAGAAACAGCTACAATATCTACTAGCAAAACATTAGACTTTGATGCTAATCAAAACTTTATTCTTACTCTAGGAAGTGGTGCAAATACTTTGACCAATCCTACAACTGAAGCAGGTAATGTAGGGCAAACAGGTGTAATGATATTTATACAGCCAAGTAGTGGTAGTGCAGGAACAGTAACTTTAGGCACAGATTATGAAACACCTGCCGCAGGAGGGTTAAGTTTAAGTTCAACTAATAGTGCATACGATGTCGTACCTTATATAATAAAAGCTGACAACTCTATATTACTAGGTAGCCCTCAACTTGCATTTGGATAGAATATGTTTAGTAACGAATTATGGCATAAATCTGACACAACCACATACTCTATAGACCAATCAATTAGATTTAACTCTGCTGATACTGCCTATATGCACAGAACACCATCAAGCACTGGAAATAGAAAAACTTTTACAAGTAGTTTTTGGGTTAAACTTGGAAAACTTGGTGTAAATACAGCTTTACCAATGCCAGGAGTTACACATGGAATAGGTTCAAGTAGTTTATATTTAACTACAGCAAATGTTTTAAATGCATATATGTACTATAATGGTTCTTGGTCTGGGTTATTAATAGGTACTAGAGTTTTTCGTGATCCATCAGCATGGTACCATTTTGTTATAGTTGTTGACACTACCGACTCAACTGCAAGTGAAAGAATCCGTATTTATGTTAACGGACAAAGAGAAACTAATTTTTCATCAGAAGCCTATCCAACTCAAAATACAGATACAGATTGGAATCTTAGTGGTGAAAAAATGTGGATAGGCATTGACCCTAGTGGTAGTGGTTACAATGGTGAATATTATGCATCAGAAATGGTTTACATTGATGGACAAGCACTAGACCCATCTAGCTTTGGTGAAACAACTTCAGATGGAATATGGGTACCTAAAGATGTTAGTGGTCTAACATTTGGCACTAATGGTTTTTATATTGATGGTAGAGATAGTGCTGATTTAGGAGATGATGAGTCAGGAAGTGGTAATGATTTAACAACAAGTGGACTTGCCTCACATGACCAAGTGGCTGACTCACCTACCAATAATTTTAACACAATGAATCCATTAAACCCATTAAATGGTGGTGCACTTAGTCAAGGTAATCTAACAAATGTTTTAAGTGGTGATGACCAATTTTATACGACACAAGAATTAGGTTTTAAATCTTATTGTGAAGTTAGAGTAGATGCACAATCAAATTATGGTGGTACATTAGGACTTGGAACATTTGGTGGAGATGATGATGATAACACTTTGGTATTTCAAACAAATTATCTTAGTGGTTATATATGGTTAAATGGTGGTAATGCTAGTGCTAATATTGGAGGAACAATAACAACAGGTGATATAGTAATGATGGCATATGACCCTACTACTAGAAAATGGTGGGTAGGTGTAAATGGAACTTGGAGAAATAGTGGTGACCCAGCAAATGGAACTGGTCAAGTATATCAACATTCAACAACAGATTTTGGTGAGGGAATAGGAGCTATTGTTTGGGGTGGTTGGAAAGGTTCTGCTAATGGACTAACAGTAACTTGGAACTTTGGACAAGATGGAACTTTTGCTGGACAAGAAACTGCTGGTGGTAATAGTGATGGTAATGGAGTAGGTAACTTCAAGTATTCAGTACCAAGTGGATTTTTAGCAAACTGTACAAAAAATTTAGGATCGTAGGAAGATAATATGGCAACACCAACAATACCAAATGGAAAAGATTATTTTAACACAGTTAATTATGGTGGTACTGGTTCAGACAATGCAGTTACAGGTGTGGGTTTTGCACCAGATTCAACATGGTTAAAAAGAAGAGATAGTGGTAATGCTGATTGGGGTGTTTATGATACATCAAGAGGTGTAACTAAAGCAATAAAACTTAATAAAGAAGATGCAGAAAGTACAGAAACTAATGGATTAAAAGTATTTGGTACAGATGGTTTTACTGTAGGTAGTTCTGGAGATGCAAATGCAAGTGGAGGAACATTTAGTTCATTTAATTGGTTACTTAATGGAGGCACTACTGCAAGCAATTCTGATGGTTCAATTACTTCAACTGTACAAGCAAATACTACATCTGGCTTTTCAATAGTACAATATACTGGAACAGGAAGTAATGCTACAGTTGGACATGGGTTGAGTGTTGCACCTAATTGGGTTATGATCAAAGTTTTAGATGCCCAAGTTTCTGGTTTTTCTGTAGGCTGTTCAGCAGACCCTAGTGGGTTTGCTAATTTTTTATATTTAAATGAAAATACAGAAAGTAGAGCAAGTGCGGTAACATGGAATAATACAGCACCAACAAGTTCTGTATTTAGTGTAGGCACTTCAGCAACAACAAATTATAATACCTATAAAATGCTAGCTTATTGTTGGCACGAAGTTGATGGTTTTAGTAAATTTTCTAGCTACTCTGGAAACGGCAGTACAGATGGTCCGATGATTTATACTGGATTTACGCCGTCTTTTTTAATGATTAAACGAACAGATTCTAGCACTGGTGGTAATTGGTCAATGATTAATGATGTTACATATCCATCTAATCCTATTGGCTCACCTTTAATGACTGACTATGCAGGTGGTGAATCCGATCTTTCGGCAATAACTATGGATTTTCTATCAAATGGTTTTAAAATAAGAAACACTTTAAACTCTAATAATGCATCTGGTGGCTCTTATATTTTTATGGCTTTCGCTTCTCATCCCTTCACAGGAAACGGAGTTTCACCTGCTACTGCTAGATAAATATGAATAAATATGATATAAGGAGATATTATGTGGGCAATAGTTAAAAATAGTAAATTAGTTGAAATAAATAATGGCAACAAACCTATTACAGTAGGAGATGTTGTTCATCCAAAAGATATATATAAATATTGGACTAAAGCACAGCTAAAGGATATCGGTGTTTATGAGTTTATATCTGGATCAACACCAGATAATAGATTTGAAACTCCAACAACTACATCCTATAAAATAGATGATTCTAAAGGTACAGTTACAGAAACTATTAATAAGAAAGATAAAGAAATAACTGATACTTTATATACTTCTCAAAATAAAACTGATGGTGTTATTCCAGATAATAAAGATGTAGGAGATGTAGCGAGTAAAGGTTTAAAAACCATATATACAGAACAAATACAAAAACAAGCATCTAGTTTATTAGCACCTACAGATTGGATGGTAGTAAGAAAAGCTGAAGATTCTAGTAAATCTATACCAAGTGCAGTTACAACGTATAGAGCATCAGTGAGAACAGAAGCTGATAAAATAATACAAGCAATAAGTGATTGCGATACTCTTGATAAATTAAAAGCATTGTTTGTTACAGAATATAATGAAGATAGATCAGTTAAGACTAAAGCTACAATGAACACATTACCAGATGATGAAGATATTAAGGATTATAAAAGATGATGATTACTAAAAATCTTATTCAATTTGGTAATTTTTTAATTAAGATACCTAAAGCTATGAAAGGTGTATGGGATAAGTCCGAGAATAGATGGGGGTATAGAAAGGAGAAGTAATGGCATACGGAAAAACAAAACCAATGACTAAGAAAAAGAAAAAGAAATGACTACATATATTATTATTAATTTAGTTTTGTGGATGATATTCTGATGAGATCATTAATGAGAAAGTTTAGGACAGTTCCAAAAACCAAGGGAGGAGTTCCTAAGAAATATGTGAGTGGTGCAAAGAATCCTAAGTCAAGAGAAGCTGAGATTAAACGTACAGCCAAACTCTACAAACAAGGGAAACTAACACCTGCAATGATGGATAGAATAAGTAAACAAAGAGCAAGGGGTTGATATGTCTGCACCAGAAAAATATAAAAAAATGTTTGGATCGGATAGAGCAAACAAAATCTATCGTAGAGGGTTAGGAGCCTATTATTCCAGCGGTAGCAAAAGTGGTATGTCAGCTCATGCCTGGGCTGTTGCTAGACTAAAAGCTCATGCCAAAGGAAAAGCCACTGTTAAAAAAGCAGATGGAGATTTGTTTAGGAAGAAGTCATGACAACCAAAGCCGATAAGAATGAGATGAGAATCAGCAAGCATGAGGAAGTTTGTTCTGAGAGATACAAAAACATCCACGAGAATATATCGGATTTAAAATCTAGAATAAAAAGACTTGAGACAGTAATGATGGCAAACACAGTAGCGGTGATAGTGGCACTCGTATCTGCGTTTATCAAGTTATGATTGATCCAATCTCAGCATTCGCAGCAGTTAAGTCTGCACATTCCGTTATAATGCAAGGTATTAAAATCGGCAAGGATCTTAGTTCTATGTCTGGATACATATCTAGATGGGCAGTGGGCGAGGCTAACCTCGATGTCAAAGCAGAGAAGAAAGGCAGGAGTTTACTTGGCAGATTTTCTTCTGTGGAGGCACAAGCAATAGAAGCCCATCTTCGTAAAGAAGAACTCCGTAACATGAGAAATGAACTGCGAGAAATCTTTGCGTTATATGGTAGCCCAGGTCAATGGGAAAGACTACAAGCTGAGATAGCATCAGTGCGAGCAGAGAAGAAAAGACAACTGAAGGAAGCTGAACGTCAAGCAGAAAGAAGAAAGACAATAATCGTAACTGTTACCGCAATATCTGGACTATTGCTTTTTATTTATTATGAACTAAAATTATTAAAGATAATATGACAAACGAATTTTATACATTTACAGTTGAGGTTGAGAAACATAAGTCGAAGAAACAACCTCCGACAGTGTGTATACGATTCTATGGATGTAATGATATGAAGGATGCTGAGAAGTTAGCAAAACATTTAAACATAATGCTGAATACTGATGCCGAGATATTTAGCGATCACTTTAACGTACACTAGGAGATAATATGTTAACAGCACTTATAGGACCTGTGACAAGTTTACTTGATAAGTTCATCGAGGATAAAGATCAGAAGAATAAACTAGCTCATGAGATAAGTACGATGGCTGATAAACAAGCACATGAAATTGCCAAGTCTCAGATCGAAGTAAATAAGGAAGAGGCAAAGTCTAGGCATTGGTGGATAGCAGGATGGAGACCTGCGTGTGGATGGATATGCACTCTAGCTATGGGATATCATTTCATTATTCAACCATTCCTAATATTTTTTTTAGCTTTATTCGGACTCAAGATGGAGATACCCACATTCGACATGGAAACACTGATGACTGTTCTTCTTGGTATGTTGGGCTTGGGTGGTTTGCGGTCATTCGAGAAACATAAAAAACTTACGAAGTAAAATGCAGTTATCCAAACATTTCAAGCTAGAAGAATTTACGAAAAGCCAGACTGCTGCTCGTAAGGGAATAGACAATACTCCTCCAGAGGATATCATTCCTAAACTTTCTTTCCTTTGCACTCAGATACTCGAACCCCTCCGAGAGAAAGTGGACTCCCCAATAATCATTACTAGCGGTTGGAGAACACCGGAGCTGTCTCTGGCTATTGGATCAAGTCAGATGTCTCAGCATTGCAAGGGCGAAGCTGTGGATATTGAATGCCTTTCATTGAGTACTTTGAGTCTAGCGGAGATGATAATCAATCACTTTCCTTTCGATCAATGTATTCTGGAGTGTTATAAGAAAGGCGATATGAATAGTGGTTGGGTTCATGTAAGTCTGACCTCTGGTGAGAACCGAGGAGAAGTATTAACATTCGATGGTAAGCAATATCATAAGGGTCTGCTAGTGTAATGTCTGAAGTAGCTACAGGGCGAATCGGTGAACTGATCGCAGCTCTTAGACTAACTCAAATGGGTATTGAGAATACAATCAATCCACTTAACGGATCTGATATCATTGCGACAACTAAAGGTAAATTATATAGAGTGCAGGTAAAAGCTCGGAGTGTTCCAGATAGTTCCAGACCTTCACACTTCATGTGGACTACGAGTTACTCAAGTAAGAAGAAAGTTCCGTACACCAGAGAGCATTGCGACATTATAGCACTCGTATCTATTCCCCATGAGAACGTATACTTTATACCTATAATACATCAGACGAGTGTTACTAGACGATTAAAGGTAGAAATATTTGATGATAAAAGTATAGCCTCCTCCACTTGGGAAAAGGCTATAAGTGAGTTAGATAACTCGGATGGATCGAGCTAGTCCTTTGACCTTCGATATTCTATTTTCTTTTTCAAGATTAGATAAAGCCAACTGAACCGCTGAACGTGTATTATGATTCAAGCTATCGGCGATCTCACTTTGTGTGGGAGGGAATCCATTGCTTGATACATACGATATTATAAAGTCATAGACACTTTCTTTTAATGGCTTAGTCATCTTCAAACCTCTTCACCCTCGCATCTACTTCCGCAAGCTCATCTGGTTTTTCTTTTCTCATGATATCCATAATCGGTTTATTCTGCTCAAAGAAAGCTCCGATTGCCATAAGCCTTTGGTCTTTAGGTTTCTCTTCGTAGGTTTCTACTGTCCATAACCACTTATTTATAGACTCAATAGCTGTTTCTATGTCATCAAAGTGCTCAGACTTGTTACCAGGATACGATAGTCTGTATTTAGCATTCTCAGACCTCTGTATAGCTTCCTTTAAATCTTGGTTAGTACGAGTCGACTTGCCCCCTTTCTGCTCACTGACAGGCAAATTAGAGGCTTGTTCATTGCGTTGAGCAGTGTCCATCTCATTAGCCGAGGCATATTCACCTCCATGCAATGCAAAAGCACAAGCTAAGGCTCGACCGATCGCAGAAGATTCTGCATTCTCCATCGCTGAGGTTTTATTTACATAACCTTGACCTCTAATTTCTTCTGCATATCCAGACCCAATGATATCTCCTTCAAGACTTTTGACTATAGCCTTCATAACAATTCTTTTTCCATCGTCATGTTTTAAAAAAGTTTGAATACCATAAGTAGTGCCAAGATGTTTTCTAAATATCTCCACCCTTTGGGCAACTGTATTATATTTCTTACCACCTTTCTGAGTTACACCATGTGTTTTATTTAGTTCGCTAATTTCTTCTAGCATTTTTTTAAGTTCATTCATCTTTGATCTCCTTAATTGTTAATTTGGTATGACTAGTTTCTGGTTTAGCTGCTACGACTTTCTCTGGTGTAGCTTTTCTAATCACAGTATCTACTGCTACCTTTTTATTATTAATAGTAACGTACTTCACATTCTCGGATTGCAACATAGATATAATTGAATCTCTCATGACATTCTTTTTATCCGTCCATTCCTTGATCTGCTCAATAGCATACTCATGATTGTTGACTAAATCGGTCAACTTATTCGCAGTTTTATGTTCCGTCCAATCGACAAAACTTTTCTCTGGCTCCTGGTCATCATCGTAGGCGAGATTATTATCGACCTTGTTCCAGAAGTCTTGGACATATTCTATGATAGTGTTTTGTAAATCAGCGTCACCTTTAAAGACGAACATCTCGAACTTGAGACGTGGACCGAGCTTGCCGATTATCGCCCACTTAAATCCAGAGCATAACATCTGAGCCTGGACTTGTAGTATATTCTCGTATGTGGGAGGACCATCATTGTACCCTTGAGTCTTAATCTCACAGCATCCCTTACCCTCAAGCATAACGACCTCGCCTGTCTGAGGATCTTCAAAAGGGATAGCTCCACCATGAACTTCGAGGACTCCATCCAAAGAAGCTGCCATACGATACTTCTCCAGACGATAGGCCTTAGTCGGTTTAGTTAATGATACCCATTTATTCATCACGTTCCTCCGCCATTTTATCAAGTTTATCTGCTACCCATTGGAGTAATCCATCCTCAAGGTAGTTCCCTCGATCCGCTGCATCTTGGAATCTAGTAGTATCCATCTGGATAACATCTGGATTCTCTCTGATGTCAACGAATCTTTGACGCAGACCTTCTCTGGTCATGCCGAAATCATTCTTACCTAGAACGACTACACCGATCTTAGAAGCTCCGATCTCGAATCCGTCTCTGCTATATTTATTCTTGGGGGTAGACATACGGAACCTCCTCTATTGATCTCATGTGAACCTCGTAACAAGCATCGTCCAAGGCACAACCGACAATCATAAATGCATATAACATAAACATGATTACAGCTGCATAAAATATGATTGGAAAAAAATCGTAATGCTTCCTTACGAATCGTCTTACTTTATTTAAATAAACACTCATAATATCTCCTTTGTTAAAGTGTTTGAAGTCTATCTAATGCACGTTTTACAGTAGAAGCAGACCATGAACTATTTCTAGATGTCTTTACACTTCTTGCATTTAGATAGTTTGCCATACCGAGCAATGACTCGGAATGATTCTGTGCATCCTCCAGATGTATTCTGATCTGACCAATATAAAAGTTAGCCTTTTCTTTTCTGGATTGACTAGCCCTGGCTCTCGCCTTATCCATGAACCCATGAACACCGAGCTTAGTCATTTTGCGATTTGTAGATTTAGTAATGTAATATCCTTTATCAACTATCGAGGCTTGCATCTCTTGGCATTTCTCTTTTTGTTTTTTGGATAAGTCTCTGCGATACTGATCTGAGAACATAGAAGTCATACCGAAAACAAGTCTATTACTCTCCTCGGTAATTGTTGGATTGTTACAAATAACTAGATTAAATCTTTTATCATCTCTGAACTTCATCATATCATGATCAAGTCTGCCTAGCCTTGTAATATCAGCAACAAGTATTGTAGTGCCAACAGGAACTGTATCGAGGAATGATCCAAGTTTAGGACGTTGATATATAGGAACTTTACCAGACACACCAATCTCCTCGATAAAGATAATCTCATCAGTAAGATTGTTGGACTTAATATACTCTTGAATAATAAATTTCTGACGACTCGCCACCATATGTTTTGAGTCATCGTCACTGTTTCTAATATAAGCTAGTATCATTACTTATCTTCCTCCTTCCACTTCTGTAATATTTGTTCTCCTGTTGAGTCATCAATATAGTAAACCCAACCATTGATTGTTATATAAACACATTCTTTTGATCTCTTATCTATTTTCATGTTTTTCTCCTTTAAATTTGGGGGCAACTTTTGGTGTACCCCCTTGACCATGTGATTAGCTAGCATTAGCAAAACTAAAAAACTCTTCCTCTGAGTAAGAAGGAGCTAACTGATTTTTTATGTACAAGATTTTAATCTGCTCCAATACCTCAGTAAGACAATCAGCAGACATTTCCCATCCATCAACATCGCCTTGCAAATCAATACCATATTTTGGATTTCTCTCGTCTGCGTTCATAAGCTGTTGCCTAGAAAAACCACAACCTTCAAACAAGATAGTGCCAAGGCTATATCTGGAAACAAACTGACCATCTTCTCCGAATGTTTCTGGATATGATAGATCATAAAACTCCACCATTGGCTCATCTTTATCATGAGTAAGACAATTATCTAAGCCATACTTATCGCCTTTTAATACCAACTTTACTCTCCAACTCTTACCATCTTCTGGTGGTAGACCTGGAAGAACGTGGTTAATAATTTTGTCAGTACATTTAACCTCATTAGTTTTGTTATTAATTTTAGTTATATACACGTTTATCTCCTTCTTTTGTAATAGGCATCATTGCCTAGTATACATATAATATATTTATGATATCTTTACAATACCTAAATGTACTTTTTTTTATTTCACGTTTTTTCCTTCCCAGAAAGAGTGCATTTAGGCAGAGAATGAAAGGATTGTAATGAAGGCATTTGTAGTAAGATTAGATGACAAAGTGTACAGTAAGTTAAAAAAAGAATCGAAAAGAAAAAGAATTTCTATGAATAGATTAGTAGAACATTACTGTGACGTGTCGATCGGTGATGATAGTAAATTTAAACAGTTGTTCGGTTGATGTTTGGTAAGACGGCAATAGCATTATGGATATTAGTGGAGTCAATCTATCCTCCGCCAGGTAACGATATCTTTATCGGAAAGTATCCAGATTGTCAGAATGCTCAAGAGATTGTAGATGATTGGATCGAGAAACATCATAAGCCAGAAGGATATTATGGGTGGGTATGTTATAAATGGGGCGAACACTTGAGATTAATGAAAATGGTACGCAGTGAATAAATACAGAGCAATTAGAACCGAGGTAGACGGAATCATGTTTGCCTCGAAGAAAGAAGCACTGCGATACAAGGAGTTGAAGTTCCTGTTGCAAGAAGAAAGAATATCAGACCTGGTGTTACAACCAAAGTTTCCGATTGAGGTAAATGGTAAGAAAATATGCACATACATCGCTGACTTTATCTATAACGAAGATGGTATACAAGTGGTCGAGGACGTTAAAGGTGTAAAGACCTCAGTATATCGAATCAAAAAGAAATTAACCGAAGCTATATATAACATAACAATCAAGGAGGTATAAATGGCTGAATTAAACGTAGTAAATCCCAAGCATTATCAACAGGAAGGTCAAGAATGTATAGATTATATTCGAGATAGATTGGGGTACTCTTCCTTTAAATCATATCTTTTGGGAAACTGCCACAAGTACTTGTATAGATTTGAGTATAAATATTCGGACTTAGGAGACCTGGAAAAACGTGAGGCTATGCGAAACGACTTGAAGAAGGCTCAGTGGTATCTGTGTCGATATATCGGACTTCTGGACTATGAAATAAATGAAGTAAATAGATTACAGGAGAATCAAGGAGACGATAAAACTGATGGAGATGCACCAAGTGACGTTGAAATATAATCATGGAGGTGAGACTCATCGACTGTTGGCAATAGAAGCTGCAGAGTTTATGTTGGATTGTCTTAATAACGATATGAAGTTAAAGGATATACAGGATATGTATTTAGTGAGAAAAACAACTAACCTTACCTATGGCGGTGTATTGCAGCAATTAATTAAAGAACACGTTGATTGTCATAACAGATTAGCCAATGGTAACAAAGTATAAAGCTCATCGGTTAAAATGTGATTGGTGTGGGAGATTATTCTGGAGTGATGAACGATTCGTTGTAACAGGTAATAAAATAGTATTAGAGTATAAATGTAATGAACAATTTGTTAAGAATGACTACAGACTACGAAGAGAAGAGACGCAAGAAGATACTGAGTAACGGAGTGAAGAATAACGTCCAGAGTGTTTACAGCACAGGACCATTCACTGTTATTCCGTCTAGAGCTTTGAATGATAAACGATTCATGAGACAACCACATAAACTCATGGTGTTATGTATCATCTGTAGTAGTGCCAATAATTATACAGGAGTATGCTATCCATCTCAGCAATACATAGCTAATAGAATCCAGAGAACTCAATCTACTGTATCCAGAGCCATCACATCTCTACTCGAATGGGGATACATCAATAGACTTCGGAAAGGTTCACCACTAATCACCAAGCCTTCTCGATATGGTAAGTCAAGTATCTATCGAGTAATGTATGATCCATCAATGAGCGATAGAGAAGTATATTCAAGAGCATTAAATAAAGATGAAGAGTTGCAATCTCAACAGGAAAAAAATACAATAAAGCTCATGGAAAAAAAGAATAATAAAGACAATCAAATATGCACCACACGCATATCAGATCATGCATCAGATGCATATAAAATAAGACTCAATAGAACTAGACTAAATAATAATATAAGAAATACTATTAAAGAGAATAAAATAAATGAATTAGAGATGATGAAGGAATACCAGAAATTGCATTTAGAAATCTATCAAGTGCAGTTCATTCCAGATCGAAGAGATTGGCAGCAGATGTTGAAGCTGATCGAATACCAGAATCAATACGATCTAACTAAAAAGATAAGAAGTATATTGAGAGGTAAGAAGAATCCAAGTAAGCCTCC